TCAAGGATTACTGATAATTTACCCCCCGACTCCACGGCATCAATAAATGTTTTCTCAAACCTAAAGGCTGATTTAATAATTGGTCCAAAGCCCTTGACCAAAGCCCCACCCATAGCCACTTGCAATTCATCGTGTAAATCGCCAAACATTGTTATGAGTTTGGCTGGAGATTCCATAGCCAAGGCATAAGCGCCCGCCGCTTTGGCTCCTTCTTTCAAGACTAAATTTACAACCGCTTGACGCCGTTCATTCATAGTTAAGTCTTTAGAGGCTTTACCGATAGAACGGGCATATCTGTCATAAGCGTCAGAGGCTCCAGTAGTAATACCTATCTGACGAAGAACTCGGGTGTTACCTGTTGTGACTGCAAAGGTGACCGATTGAAGCGCTTGTTCTGCACTTGTATTTGAGGCAACAGATAAATTTTGCGCCGTTGTTGCAAGTTCCGTTGCCTTAGACAAATCTATATTTGATTGTGCAAACTTCAGCGTGGTCTGTTGAGCAACTGAGGCTTTGATGCCTAGGTTTCGCATACCATCGGAAGTCGCTTTAAGGGCTTCATAACCTTTACCACTTGATGCTCCGACTGCCTCAAGTGCTAAATCTAAGCGTTCAACTTCAGCCGCCGCTTTGAAAGACTTCACTCCAAAAGCAATAAGTCCAGCAATCGCCGCGCCTGAAGCAACGCCGATTGCTGTTAATGAACCTTGTAATTTAGATGAAGCCTGTTGGAACTCATTAGCCGATTTAACGGCTTTATCCATGCCTTGAGTGAACTGGGCTGAGTCCGCCGATAACCGAGCGCGGACTTCCATGGTAGGTGATTCAGCCATTTATCTCCTAGCCTTCGCTCTTCTCTCGGCTTTCTCGCGCTCTTTTTCTTTGAGAAGATAGAACGCGTTCCACTCAGTTAATTCCATACTGCTAAGTGGGCGGTGGGAACCACTTCCGTAAAGAAGTTCTCCCACCGTCCTACCTAACTTTTCTGCTATTTCGAAAAGAAACCGTCTCTCAGGATTCTTCAGGAAATCGAGCCTGTGATTCTTCTACCGCCTTGTCACCTAGACCTGAACTGCCAAGAGCCTTTGTTGCCAAACGCTCAATGACGGCGCCATTCTTTGAAAGAATCGCTTCACGGTCATTTTCGGTAAAGACTGGTAGACCCGTTTCAGGGTCGAATACAGTTGCGATAACAGTCCTTGCGTACATATTAGAGACATCAACTTTATCTGCCGAGGTCGCCCCTTCAGTAAGTCTTGCTCTTTGTCCAGCCGTCATAGAACGAATCTCTACTGAAACTTTCCATTCAGGAACTTCCAGTAACTCTTTCGTAATATCGTCTGCTTCGAATATCTTTCCGCGTAAATCTGCCATTTCTTTTTCTCCTTGGGACACTAGGTTGGTCACGATAATTTATTAAGTTTTTTTAAGGCAATTACTACTAAGCGTAGGTACCGCGTGTTACGGCGCCTGTTACTTGGAATTCGGCTGAGTACGAAACTACATCTCCGACAGCACCGCTCTTCTCGTAAGAAGTTAGAAGTGCCTCTCCTGTGTACTTGACCATCGATGCTGTTGAGCCTTCAGGACCGTACTCGAATGAAACTGAATCTGCTTTTCCTACGATTGCCGCTAGGTGAGCATCAACAGTTGCGTCAAAGTTTCCTGAGACGCTTATAGTTGCATCTGTTAATCCAACAACATAAGACTTTGCGGATGAACCAAAAGCGCTGGTTTCGGCGGTGTCTACTGATTGTGGGAATGAAACATCTGTAAGGGTATTGCTAATATCGGTAAGGGTTCCAGCGTTGTTGTCTACCTTGAATACGGTGGATTTACCATGTCTAAATGTTGGCATTTTTTTACCTCCTAGTAAAAGCCACCACAGGGGTAGCCGAGCCTGATGAACCTGCGACTGTGAATACAACTCGTAGGTATCGATTGATTGTTGTTCCGCTTGCAACCTCAACTCGTTCTGAGGTTTTCTGAGTGCTTGTAACGGTTGTGAAAGAAACAAGGTCAGCAAAAGTTGAGTTATCTGCTGAGTGTTGAACCTTTACGCCGATTGTTCCGTTACGGGTATTAACTGGAACTGACACAAATCCCGCTCCGCCATTTGTGGAGGAAGTGGTGTTATCTACGCCTGTTCCATTTCCAGTCGCAGAAATAGCCGCACCCGAGGAAAGTATTACCCCGTGTTCAACTGCATCTGTTGATTGGAATTCTGCGCTTGCTTGGACAACATCTGCGATGGCACTTGAGACCTCATAGGATGTATCGTCAGCAACTAACATAATTGCTCCTGCGCCATTTGAATGACCTGCTGGAGCAACAATTACTTTGGTCTTGGTTGCGTTACCAAGAGCATCATCAAAAAATTCATCTGTACCTGTGGAGGCAGTAGCCTCAAACATCCCTGATAGAGAGACTGTTCCGTCTCGATGACCAACAATGTAGGACTTTGCGCTTGTTCCAAAAGCGCTAGTCTCGGCTGTATCAACACTTGTTGAAGCGCTGACATCAGTAAAGTAAGTAGAAAAATCAAACTCATCAAGAAAGACATTGACATTTTTACCGTGGGCGAATGTAGGCATTATTTCTCCTCAACTGGACGCTGGAATGGGGTGCCGTCTTGGAGAAAACCATCTTTGTCGCCATCGATAGCATCAGGGTCAAAGCCTTCTTCGACAACTGGTTCTTCGACTATTTCTGCGACTGGCTCGACTTTAGGTTCTTCGATAACAGGCTCTTCAATTTTCTTGCTTGGCTTATCGGCATCTTCGATAATGCCTGAATCTAAAAGCCACTTGACCGATGTTGCTGGTAAATCTTCAACAATCTTTCCAGCCTCGGCGCGTTTGTTAGGTGGGTAATCAATACCCTGTAAGACTTTGTAACGAGTCATCTAATCTCCTCCGTGACGGCACATAGAAAACCCGAGTGACCGTCAGGTCACTCGGGACACGGAAGAGACGAAAAACTCAGGCGACTAAGCGCACATTGAGTTTAGTATAGCGTATTGATTATTTTATGATTGTGCTGTTCTCGGTTGTAAAGAATGGAACTGCTGGAACTATGAAGGCGCTTGGATTCAAACCTTTTCCTAAGACAACCTTGCCCTTGGCTTCCACAATAATTTTAGTGTAGCCCTTCTTGGCTATCGCTTTATCGCCTGTCCCAACCCATTCAATGATTTGAGCATCTCTAACCGCCAAGTCTGCGAACGAAGCAAAGACCGCATAAGCGTATCCAAACTTTGTGGCAATTTTTTTGTTTGGAACCAACTTGCCATCTTTATCACCTAGGGTTGCAAAACCCCAAAGATAATTATTCTCGGCTAAATCTGCTTCTTCTAACAATAATCTCGCTGAGCAATCTGAAGCCCATTGAGATAGAAACCCGTCTGTATCGCAACGCTCAAATGAATCTAGCGAATCTTGTCGGGCTTGCTTTGCTTGCGCTCGTAACTCTTCTGCTTTTGTAGTCATTAGACAACCACCACCTGTGCGAACTGTTTTAAGATTTGTTTTCTTTGGGCTTCGCTGAACAAAGCATATTCACCCTTGTAAGGTTCGCCGTTTAATCTGCCATTTTGTTTGATGATTCTTTTTGCTTGTTCAACAGCGTAAGTTTTTGCGACTCCATAAAAAGTCTGCTCACTCTCAACACCGTTTACGAAAGCGTTTACCTGATACCCCTTGCCGTAAGGCGCAATCTTTGTCGCCTTGATGATTACTTTCTCAGTCATCTTGTCCTCCTCTCGGACAGTCTGAGTATACCACAACTGGGGTTAGTTATTCTCCCTACGAAGGCGCTCTTCTTGAATCATGCCTAGGGTCAGAAAGTAACCGATGCCATCTACCACCGTATCGGGCTTGGATTGATTGACCTCACGGGCTATCTTCATGCCCACCATACAGAGGGCAACTTGCTCGGCAGAAACCTCACAGCCGAGGATTACAGCCCATATCTTCGAGGCACGGGTTAAGTTATCAAGTGGATGCCCGTAAGCCTCCTGACGGTCTCCTGAGACCAATTCAGCGGCATACATGGCGATGTCTCTAGGGTCGTTCATAATACTTGGATGTCGCTCACTCCTTGGCTGGTCACTAGGAATGTCAGAACTCCCACATCCGCAACCTCCCCCTTGGATTGTCTCCACCACACGCTTCCCCCGTCTAGGGCTGGT